AGTGGATCGAGGTCACCCCGGAACNGAAGCGCGACTGGGAGCGGTTCGTAGGGACTACCCGCAAGGCAAAGCAGAGAGCCGGAGCCTGCTGCATCCCGTACAAAAAGAGCTACAAATGTGACGGTCTTTGCGATACCTGCGAGTTCCGCTGTATCCCGAAAGACGCTCCCCAGCATCTCTCCATCGACACAGAAATTGAGAACGCCTATGAGAACGGTGTCTCCCGCACCAGCTTTCTTGCGGACAGCAGGCTGACCACGGAGATCGATATCGACTCCCTGATCCTGAACGGCCTGCTCACGCAACTTCAGTCATCCGACCCGGAAAGCTATGAGATCCTCATGGCAATTGCGGACGGGCTTTCCGAACGCGCCGGTGCAGAGCGGCTGCAGATGCCCCGGAACACCTTTGTGTATAAGCGCAATCAGCTGCTGAAGCGGCTCAAGGAAAAATTCTAAAAATCTTTCGGCCAGCCCCTCCTTTCCTGTCCAGATGGGTCTGTGAAAGGCAACACAAGACGCCTTGGGAAAGGAGGGACCGCCGATATGAGTTACAACGCAAACCATTATGACGCCCGTGCCGACGAGGACATTGTTGATGTCCTGACCGCAATCAGCGTGGTGTCAAGGAGACTGGCAAGCAACCTGACCATCGCACGCCAGCAGAGCAAATCCAGGGAAGGAGGAAAATCACATGAGCAGAATGAGCGATATGGCACAGACCATCGAAGGACTCCGCAGTGCTGCCGCTGCTATTTCGGATGCCGCTGACTGGCTGACGAAGGTATTCAGCAGTGAACCGCAGGCAGAGGATGCTCCTGCTTCTCCTTCCGAACCGGAGCTGACGCTGGAGCAGGTCAGAGCCGTTCTTGCTGACAAATCCCGCCAGGGACACACCGCCGAGATCCGCGCCCTGCTTCAAAGGTACGGCGCATCCAAGCTGTCACAGATCGACCCCGCACACTACAAGGCATTGCTCGCCGAAGCGGAGGTGCTGACTAATGGCAGTTAAGCACGCAGTCTTATCCGCTTCTTCTTCAGAGCGGTGGCTCAACTGTCCGCCCTCCGCAAGGCTGTGCGAAGCCTACGAGGACAAGGGCAGCGATTACGCCGCCGAAAGGGACGGACGCCCATGCGCTCTGTGAGTTTCGGCTGAAGCAGGCTCTGGAGATTCCAGCGGATGATCCCATCGAAAACCTCTCCTGGTACAACGAGGAGATGGAGGACTGCGCCGCCGGGTATGCCGCCTATGTATCGGAGCTTCTGGAGACTGCAAAGCAGGCCTGCGCTGACCCGGTCATCCTGATCGAGCAGCGAGTGGATTTCTCCCGCTGGGTACAGGACGGCTTCGGCACCGCCGACTGCATCGTCATCGCTGACGGTGTGCTGAACATCGTGGACTATAAGCACGGCAAAGGCGTGGAGGTCAGCGCCGTAGATAATCCGCAGATGATGCTGTATGCCCTGGGCGCTCTGGAGATCTTTGACGGCATCTACGACATCGATTCCGTCCGCATGACCATCTACCAGCCCAGGAAATCCAATATCAGCGTCTGCGTCATGGAAAAGGATGGTCTGCTTGAATGGGCGCAGAACGACCTGACCTATAAAGCAAAGCTGGCATACGAGGGCGGCGGCGATTTTCACTGCGGCGAATGGTGCCGGTTCTGCAAAGCAAAGGCCGAATGCCGGGAACGAGCCGAAGCGAATCTCGCGCTTGCCCGGTACGACTTTGAGGAGCCACCCCTCCTTACCGATGAGGAGATCGCCGACATTCTGGACAAGGTGGACGCCCTTACCGCCTGGGCTGCGGATGTGAAGGAATACGCTCTCTGGCAGGCAGTCAGCGGCACGGCGTTCCCCGGCTGGAAGCTGGTCGAGGGCCGCTCCAACCGCAAATACACCAGTGAAGCCGCTGTGGCCGCAGCCGTTGAGGGCGCCGGCTTCGATCCCTACGAAAAGAAACTCCTCGGCATCACCGCCATGCAGAAGCTGCTGGGCAAATCCCGCTTTGAGGAGCTTCTCGCACCTTACATTGAAAAGCCGCAAGGCAGGCCGACGCTCGTGCGGTCGAGTGATAAACGGCCCGAATGGAATACCGCAAAAAATGATTTTATGGAGGAAATGTAATATGTCTAACAACACAAACAGAGTCAACAACCCTATGAAGGTCATCACCGGTCCCGACACCCGCTGGTCCTACGCCAACGTCTGGGAGCCCAAGTCCATCAACGGCGGCACACCGAAGTACTCGGTATCGCTGATCATCCCGAAGTCCGACACTAAGACGGTGGCGAAGATCAAAGCCGCCATCGAAGCCGCCTACCAGGAGGGACAGGCCAAGCTGAAGGGTAACGGCCGCAGCGTGCCTCCTCTCCCCGCGATCAAGACTCCGTTGAGAGACGGCGACGTTGAAAGACCAGACGATCCCGCCTATGCGAACGCCTACTTCATCAACGCCAACTCCGCCACCGCTCCCGGCATCGTGGACGCAGACCGCAATCCTGTTCTGACCCGCTCCGAGGTGTATTCCGGCGTGTACGGCAGAGCTTCCATCAACCTGTACGCTTTCAACAGCAACGGCAACAAGGGCATCGCCTGCGGCCTGAACAATCTGCAGCTCATCCGTCCCGGCGAACCCCTGGGCGGCAAGGCCAGTGCTGAAGCTGACTTTGCAACTGATGACGACGAGGATTTCCTCGGTTAAGACAAGGGAGGTAAACGGCCATGACAATGTTTCAGACAATTCTGCTTTTTGCTGTTCTCGCCATCTGGCTGTGCATCAGCGCAGTCATTCTGATCAGCAGCATCCAGTCCTTCATCTATGACCGCAAGCGCGAAAAGCGTGAGCGTGAGCAGGCAACACGTGACGCAGAGTATCACGAAAACCGCATGAAGCTGCTGGAGAAATAAAGTACCAAGCCCCAGGGCGGCGGAGCGATCTGCCGCCCTATTGGGGTATGGAAGGAAGTGACGAAATGCAAACCTTATCAATCGACTTGGAGACGTTCAGCAGTCAACCCCTTGCCAAAACCGGTGTATATCGCTATGTGGAGTCTCCCGATTTTGAAATACTGCTCTTTGCCTACAGCGTGGATGGCGGTCCAGTGCGGCAGATAGACCTTGCCTGCGGAGAGAAGATTCCCTCGGAGATTCTTTGCGCTTTGGAGGATGACAAGGTAATCAAGTGGGCCTTCAACGCCAATTTTGAACGCATCTGCCTGTCACGCTTTCTGGGCTATCCGACCGGCAACTATCTGGAGCCGGACTCCTGGAAATGCTCGATGGTCTGGACTGCGTACATGGGTCTGCCTTTATCCCTGGAGGGAGCCGGCGCCGTTCTTGGGCTGGAAAAACAAAAGCTGGCCGAAGGCAAAGACCTCATCAAATATTTCTGCCAGCCCTGTGCGCCAACGAAGTCCAACGGTCAGCGCACCCGCAATCTCCCCAAACACGCCCCGGACAAATGGCTGGCATTTAAAAAATACAACATCCGCGATGTGGAGACAGAGATGTCTATCCAGGCACGGCTCTTAAAGTATCCCGTGCCGGACAGCGTCTGGGAGGAATACCACCTCGATCAGGAGATCAACGACCGCGGCGTGGGTCTGGATATGGAACTGGTGCGGCAAGCCATTCAGATGGACGGGCGCTCCCGCTCGGAGCTGACACAGGCGATGAAGGAACTGACCTCACTGGATAATCCCAACTCGGTACAGCAGATGAAGCAGTGGCTTGCGGATAACGGCGTGGAGACCGATACCCTGGGCAAAAAGGCTGTAGCGGAGCTTTTGAAAACTGCGCCGCCGCAGCTGCAAAAAGTACTGACCCTTCGCCAGCAGCTTGCGAAATCCAGCGTTAAAAAGTATCAGGCTATGGAGACCGCCGTCTGCGCCGATGGCCGGGCAAGAGGTATGTTCCAGTTTTACGGAGCCAACCGCACCGGGCGGTGGGCAGGCCGCATCATTCAGATGCAGAATCTCCCTCAGAACCATCTGGACGATCTGTCCGAAGCCAGAGGGCTTGTCCGGGCAGGCGGCTTTGACGCTCTGGAAATGCTCTATGAGGATGTGCCGGATACCCTTTCTCAGCTGATCCGCACGGCATTCGTGCCGCAGGAAAACAGGAAATTCATTGTGGCGGACTTCTCCGCGATCGAAGCCAGGGTGATCGCATGGCTTGCCGGCGAGAAGTGGCGGCAGGATGTATTCGCCGAGGGCAAGGACATCTACTGCGCCAGCGCATCCCAGATGTTCGGCGTCCCCGTAGAAAAGCACGGCGTCAACGGCCACCTGCGGCAGAAAGGCAAGATCGCCGAACTGGCTCTCGGCTACGGCGGCTCCGTGGGCGCACTTAAGGCTATGGGCGCACTGGAGATGGGGCTGCCCGAGGACGAGCTTCCCTCTCTCGTTTCCGCATGGCGTCAGGCGAATCCGAAAATCGTGCAGTTCTGGTGGGCGGTTGACCGCGCTGTGATGGACGCCGTTACCCGTAAGACCACCACGAAAACACACGGCATCATATTCTCCGCCAGAAACGGGATGCTGTTTATCACCCTGCCGTCCGGCAGGAGCCTTGCCTATGTGAAGCCCAAAATCGGCGAGAACCGTTTCGGTGGCGACTGCATCACCTATGAAGGCGTCGGCGGCACAAAGAAATGGGAGCGACTGGAAAGCTATGGTCCAAAATTTGTGGAAAACATCGTCCAGGCAACCTCACGAGATATCCTTTGTTACGCCATGAAGACCCTTCGCTGCTGCTCCATCGTCATGCATATCCACGACGAGTTGGTCATTGAAGCCGACCGCCGGATGTCCCTGCAGGCCGTCTGTGACCAGATGGGCAGGACTCCACCCTGGGCAAACGGACTGCAGCTTCGTGCAGATGGCTACGAGACTGATTTTTACAAGAAAGATTAACGAGGTAACGCCTATGAGCATCAATAAATTCAACAGCGAGGGCTACTACGACCCAACTACCTATGAAGCCCTCACCAATATAGAAAAGGAAGAACGCGCCCTCCGCGCTTTTCGCCCTATCGTCTACATCTGCTCTCCCTATGCCGGAGATGTGTCTGCCAACGTGGAGAACGCCCGGAGGTACAGCCGCTTTGCGGTGGATGCCGGATACATCCCCATTGCGCCCCATCTGCTGTTTCCGCAGTTCCTCCGCGACGCCGATCCAAAGGAGCGTCAGCTGGGGCTGTTCTTTGGAAACGCCCTCATGAGTAAATGCTCCGAGGTGTGGGTGTTCGGAGAATACATCTCTTCCGGCATGGAAGCGGAGATCCGCAGAGCCAAATGGAAGAACTACCGTCTGAGGTATTTTACGACTACATGTGAGGAGGTAACCGACTATGCGTGAACTGAACATCGCCTACGGCAACAACCGGCAGGCAAAGAGGTGGGTCAACAAGACCATACGATTTGACGATCTGAAGGAACGGCTCAAAGTGACCATCCGCACCACTGAGTCCGCCGAGGAATATGCGAAGATGAGCCGCGCCCAGCGTGACGCTGCCAAAGACCACGGCGGCTTTGTTGCGGGCGTGCTGAAGGGCGGCAGGCGCAAGGTCGATACCGTGGAAAGCCGCTCGATGGTGGCGCTTGACGGCGACCGCATCGACGCCGCTTTTCTGGATAGCTATGAAACGCTCTGCCCCTATGCCTCCGCACTGTACACCACCCACAGCAGCACGGAAGAAAATCCCCGCGTCCGGCTGGTATTCCCGCTGACCAGGGATGTGACCCCGGAGGAATTTGTGGCGGTGTCCCGCTATCTGGCTCAGATGCTGGGCATCGACTATTTCGACGAATGCTCCTACCAGCCCAATCAGCTGATGTACTGGCCGTCCACCCCGGCTAACGGCTTCTTTGTGTATAAGGAGACAGACGGCGGCTGGCTCGACCCCGATGCGATTCTCACAAAGCACCCGGAATGGACTGACCCTACAAGACTGCCCATCTCTTCCAGGGAAAGCAAAGCGAATACCACCGCACAGCAGAAGGTGCAGGACCCGCTGACCAAAGAGGGCGTGGTGGGACTGTTCAACCGCACCTATTATCCCATCAGCAAGGCGCTGGAGGCATTTCTCTCCGATGTCTATGAGCCGACCGACAATGAGAACCGCTGGCACCTGATCGCATCCTCCAGCATGGCGGGCGTAGAGGTCAAGGAGGACAAGTTCGTCTACAGCCACCATGCCAAAGACCCGGCTTACCTCAAGCTGTGCAACGCCTTTGACATCGTCCGCACCCACCACTTTGGAGATCTGGACGAAAAAGCGTCGTACAAGGCGATGTGC